TTGACCGGTTCTGGCTTGATAGTGACGCGTTCAGGACCTCTCCAACTATCGGGTATAGGAGCAGTTGCTCGATCACCGGTTGTTGCTAATACTTCGCACAAATTAGCCGGTAATTCAATTTTAGAATTAGGGCATTGGAACCCCGGAGCTAATTCTCTTGCGATAACAGCGCTAATGTTGTCATGGTCTCCGGTGACACCGTCAACAAACAAATTCAAATCACCATCATGTAACTCTTTAACAATTTGTTGTATCTCTGGAGGTTGACCCTTGAACCATTCACTTGATATAATCTTTTCTACAAACTTGACCCTATCACCTGGCTGCAAACCCCCGGTACGCTCTCTATTATGAGGTATTCTAAACTGTGTAGATTCATCAACTACCTCAAATCTCTTCATTTCTCTTTCAAACGATTCATTAAATTTGTTACTCATGGTAGAATTATTTATTCCAACACGCTAGATTTAAACCTATCAACTTGTTGTTAATCAAGTTTCTTAAATAAATAATCATATGGCCATAAAAATACGTTCACTGGAACCAAAAAAAGGAACCGGTACTCTAACACAAGGAGACAGTACATACAGAGACTTGGCTCTGGATTTTTCTATGGAATCCATTGGATCGTCCAAAAAACTCTTTGCGAGCAATGTACAGAAAGATTTAAACACTAATACCGATTTTACCGCTATTGACAATAGTATATCTAATATATTCAACACTGCACCTGGTCAAAAAATATTGAATCCTGCATTCGGGGCCGATTTGAAACGGTACTTGTTCCAACCGGTTTCAGAACCAACAGCTAAAATATTAGGTGAGGTGATACTCAACGCATTACAATTGTACGAACCAAGGGTCAAAGTTAAAAACATAGATATAAAAGCCTTCCCGGACGATAACATGTACAAGATTGACATTTATTGTGATATAAAATCTCTGGCTGATAAACAATACAAATTCACCGGTTCACTATCACAACGGGGTATGGTGAGCACTTCGGTATCCTACTAATAATGAGCACATACAGAACAAACAACGACCAATTAGAATTTTCGTTACCCAAGAGTGGGTATGCAGCATTTGACGCTGCTAGTCTCAAAAACTTAATTATAGAACGTCTCAACAGCAACGAGGTGTTCACTGATCAAAACTATGAAGGTAGTAACATAAATGCTTTTATTGATATAATAAGCTATGCCTACCATGTACTGTTGTTTTATCTTAACGATACTAGTAATGAGGCCATGTTTTCAGAATCACAAATATATGAAAATATAAACCGTATTGTAAAAAGTATAGATTACAAACCTGTTGGTACCCAGTCACCAGTTTTAACAATAAATGTTGTAGCATCTGATCAGTTAATAGCTGGTACCTACACGATACCTAGGTATACATATATTGACGTCGGCGGCTTCAGGTACAGTTTTAATAGGGATATAACATTTGTTAAAACAACTAATGACGAACAGGATCTAATACAAATCTCCGGAAACACGTTATTATATCAAGGAAGTTACAAGGAGTATCCAACCTATACTGCCACTGGAGAACCTAACGAGACTATCACATTAGTACCCGGAGAAGGTGTAAATGTCGACCATTTCAATATCGATGTATATGTACAAGAAGGTGGTAACAACGGACAGTATCATAAATATGACACTACAACATCATTGTTGTTCGAGAGACCCACCTCTAGGAAAGTAGAAATCCGATTGAATGAAAACAAACGCTATGAAATAAAGTTCGGTAACGGTGTAAACGGTAGACAAATACAATCTGGAGATCAAATATATATCTATTACTTATCAACAGACGGTATCGCTGGAGAAATCAGCGAAAATGACGCATACCGGAAATCGATGAGTATGTATCAGTCTGTGCAGTTTGAAACACTGAAACAAAGTAATAACATAAAAGGAGATGGTGTTGTATACCTAGTCCAGTCTGAAGCTGACCAGGTGCTAGTCTCTAACCCGGAACCAAGTTCCAAATATTATGAAGGAGAAACAGTTGAAGATATACGTAAAAATTCTCCACAAACATTTTCATCACAATACAGACTGGTGAGCTTGACTGATTTTGAAAACTATATAAGAACAAATTTTAGTAACTTCATATCTGATGTCAAAGCTGTAAACAACGATACATATTTAGACACACATATAAAATACTATTATGACTTAGGTTTAAAATCACCTAGTTTAGAGAGTCGCGTGTTGTACAATCAAGTGCAGTTTAGCTCAAGCTGCAATTTCAACAATGTGTACATGTATTGTGTACCAAGACTGGAAAAAACTACTACTGTAACAAAGAGAAACAATTATTTAACATCCGCGCAAAAAGAAATCATGATTGATAGGATTTCACAAATAAAAACTGTTACATCCGAACCAATAATTATGGACCCTGTATATGTAGGTGTAACAGTAGGTCTCAAAGGACAGGACGAAGTAATTAATATAGAGAGTCTAAACAATACACAGATCCTAATAGTACAAGATGATAATAGTAGAGCAAACAGTAATGATATAATACAAAAAGTTATAGCTATATTTAAAAATTATTTCACCGGGTCAGCCGCTAAAATAGGTATGGTCATAGATTTAACAACAATCAGTAACAGTATATTAACAATACAAGGGGTTTCAACGTTTTACACATACCGACCAGATTTGAGCAACACATATATAGAAGGTATGTCACTAGTAATACGTAACCCTGTATATGAAGCAGATATAAAACAGACTACACAAAATTTTGCATTACCATTATTCAAGTTTCCATTTTTTGAGAATATAGATAGTCTCGGTAACAGTATTAGAGTAGCTAGAACAAGTGAGGTAACTAATATATTAGCCTCCGGTGGTGGCGTAACGACTATTGTAGAACAGTCTAGTATTTCTACTTCCGGATCTGATACAACCACCGGCAATTCTAGTTATTAATAATGAGTTCAACTACAGACTTACAATTTACTGTTTTAGCAGCAGAACAGATATATACAAACGAGTTAACCCCTGTTACTGCAGTCCCATGGCCTGATAGGTATACAAACACAACACTACCGTACGCTACAGTAAATTTTTCAGAAGAAAATATGATATGGGATTTTGGAGACGGTACTACTTATACAGGTGTATCTGCAGTGCATATATACAATTGGCCAGGTGAATATACAATTAAATTGACTATAATTGATGAGTTCGGAGAAACAGTTATATCCACATACGAAGAAACAATAATAGTAAAAGATTTTATATTAACACAGTTAGGTTTTCGAGAACTATTAGATGTTATCGACATCCCTTCCGGTAGATTGGTTAGCCCTATAACCGTGGATTTTGCTCTTAGTTGGCAAAATTACGCGCAGAAACCAAGAACCGCACCGCAATGTACTGACGGTAAACAACATCTTATGAACAAAGGTACCGAACCTGGTTACTGGATGTGTGGAGAATCTCATCCCGGTCATGAGACAGCTCAACAACCAGAGGTCACCGAGTTCCCAATTTACACTTTTAATCTATTTGCTAGTGGAGCGGAAGCACAGCCATTAGATGTCATAAAATACAACAACAATAAATATAGCCATTTAGAACTAGATTGGTCATTTCATAGCGCAACACCGTCATTATCGGCCCAACCTGTTACAGAAATATTAGCCACTAGAACCGATTTCGTAACTGGTTCAAGTGGAGATGTAAACACATATGATTTGCTATATTATAAACCAGTAGATAGTAACAAGTATATACAAACCAGTGCATCAGACCCACAGGGTGTTTTTGTAGGATTATCAGGTAACGTATCGTTTTTCTATAGAGATGACGTAACAAAGTGTGTCAATTCTCGTAATGAACCGGTGTTAATAACAGTTGAGCTTGATCAAAAAAAAATATATGATCAATTGAGTGTTGACAAGAGAAATTTGTCAATGTACAAATATACCAACACTAAACCGCTCATAATAAACAATATAAAACCACGTGTTAATGAAGCAATACAGCTAGGAGTAACCTCTATTGGGTTGTCAGAGTTTGAAATAAGTAAAAACAAGTGGGACAGTTCAATTATAAATTTTACCATTACTATACAAGATGCGTTTAATTTTAATATACTCGATTCTAAAACACTAAGTGGTGATAGCCCGTTATCTGGTTCAGATGTACAGTTAGAATTGTTGGATAGTACTACAATGAAACCTATCACTAGCAGGAATTACGTATTTGAACAAATCACATCAGAACTAGGCCATCTACGAGGTCAACTCAAATTCAAAGGTAATATAAACGATGTGTTGATTAAAGCAACAACAACATATGACCAAACGAGTGGGTACAAAACTGATGCGATCGCTCCATGGCTGAACTCATACCGACCCGAATTCGTAGGAACCGGTACAATATCAAACCCAGAGATATCAGAACAAGGAGGTTTATACAGGTATTACTATACAGATGTTATACAGTATAATGGTGATCAATTGACTAACAACTTTACAAATATATTGACCGGGGCTTATTTAGACGTAGATACAAATGGTGTTATATCCGATGTCATTATAGTAAACCCCGGTGAAAATTTAACGCAACCGCCGCGTATAACTGTTGAAGATGTCACCGGTAATGGAGCAGAACTAGTACCACGTTTTAATATTGATGGTGGTATTGTGTCTGATGTTATTGTTATACAAGGTGGTCGAGGATACTCATTGACACCTACATTATTCTTCACATTAGGGGACGCAAACGCTACAGTACCCAACGCTACGGCAGTAGTAGATTATAATCATAGAGTGGAACTCATCGCGGTTCAGCCGGCGGAACCAGGTGTAATACAACCAAAAACATGGGGGTTAGAATATGGAGAACCTGGTAATGATGAAAAACCTCCCAGGATAGTAGAAGCAACAACAAGACAGGGACTCACTAGAAGCCGTGCGTTATCAGCAATGACCACATTCCCCGGTACTCCACGTGATATAAAACTAGACAACAACGGGAGTATATATATTGCTACAGAAAACAAAATAGTACAAATAGACCCTAACGACTTAGAGCTGACAAATATATATGATGACAACGGTGGTGGGGTTGGTAATTTTAACTATGTACCAAACCCATCTAAAAATTTAATATTAGAGGTAGACTTAGTGAATGTATATATAGCCAATGAAACATTAATAACTAAAATAAACAAAGTTAATAATAGCGAAGTAGGAAATACTCAAAATCAAATAACATATGATATTCAACATATATTGTTACATTTTAATGATAAACTATACTGTTTGACTAATGAACCTGGTCTTGTCGTAGTTGATAAAACAACCATGATCGTACAAGATAGTATAACGCTACCGTCTGGTAGTTACAGTGACCTAACAACAACAGTAGATGGTAAAATATACACAGTCAAGGATGCTAGATATCTATTATGTGTAGATGTTACAGACTTGTATGTAAGAGAGGTATACGATTTCGGTCCTACCGCCTCTATACAAACTATATGTGGGGATTCCAGAGGAACAATATGGTTACCTGACAACACCTCACGTAAACTATGGGCGATAGATGTTGTTAATGTACAAACATACAATGTGAATAGCATCCCCGGTGTGTATGAATATGGTAGCTTGAACCATAGTGTTTACCCTACACCAGGAGACGGTATAACCACTGGTCACGTTCTAAGAGCCAAAGGTGACTGGACCGGATTTCATTGGTTACAAAAATTTGGTATCATAAGACCTGGAGATAGAACTTTAATAGGTTACAGTTCAGTCTTCAATATAAACAATAAATCTGGTACATATAACATAAGCAAAATAAATGAAGATCATGATCAATCCGCTACAATAAAAAGTTACGCAACTCAACCATGGATGTCTGACCAGCACAATTTGTGGGATGAAGCGGTCAAAAGCGTAGTTGGTGATGGTGATTCTGAACCAACCGGACTGGGCAAGCAAGTTTACGAGAGAATCGCTAATTTTACAAATAATAACACGGACATAGACGAATGTACAATAGACAATATACATAACCATGCATTACTATATGATGTAGATATACAGTATTATAATTTAAACTACCCACCCACTCTCAAAAGATTGTTAGATTTATGTAGTATAAAACATAGCCGGTTATTCGGTACTGTAGATTACGCTACTGAAAACTACGATATGTATACAGATTACACCATCCCGGATACTCGTGAAAATCTAGGTCGGGAAATGGACATACATACAGCAACCATAACACCGGGGCAGAAAATCGTTGCATATGAAAGGTTCTCTAAAATCTATACACCAATAACAGTTACAAAACCCACCTCTGGTAACCTAGATCAGTACAACAATTTAGTAGATGTTAATATTGACAACAACCTGTATAAAGAAGGTGAACCATTTCCACTATCTGCATATAATGTGTTCTGGCAATGGGACCTTGTAGCCCCGGTGACGGTCAAAGGAGTTAATATAACAGATTATTATGCATTCTATACATTTAACGAGTCAACTGAATTAAATTTCGTTGAAGGTGTTATTGATTGGGACAACCCGAAAACATTTTTAACACCTACTTTAAGTTCATTTGATACATGGCAACAAGACAAAGGTATTTTAGATAATATTTTAGAACATCAGCTCAGAGTCGGTCTAGACCTGTTCAGTGAGACAGTAACTGGGGATATAGATGATGATGGATTAAACAATTATTATGAAACAACCACCGGTTCCACCGTTTCAGCAAATTAATAATTGAACCTCAATTATTAACCTATAAATATAAAATGCACAGTGTTACTGTAGTAGTACCTATATTTAAACCGTGTAGTTTCCGGTCGCGTAATATAACCTTTTTGTTAAATGAGCTAAATAAACTACAAGTAAAAGTAATTGTTGTAGAACAAACACTAAACGATATTGCAAATAACAGGTTTGAAAAACTACCTAATGTAAACCAAGTCAATTTTGAAAAAAATACAAAACATTTTCACAAAACATATATATGTAATAAAATTATTGAACATATTGAAACAGAATATGTATGGTTTATCGACAGCGATTTTTACATGGATTTCAATACGATTCTTATAAATCGAGAATTTTCAAAGTTTGATTTCTTCAAACCGTTTGATACATGTAAAGACTTAAACGAATTTCAGACTCAACAGCTGGTTACAACTAAACATATAAATGAAAACATGCTCAGAACAAATATGTCATCAGACCGGTTTATTAAATATTTTGGCGCGTTGAGTTACATATGTAAAGTGGATAGTTTTAAAACCTCCGGGCAGTTGGATGAAAAATATATAGGCTGGGGTTATGAAGATTTGGATTTATTTTTAAATATATACAAGCAAAACTATAGTATAGGTGTAGCTCACGGTGTAAATGCTGTACACATGTGGCACCCTCCTGTGACAAATAAAGCTAAACATATGTTGATAAATAAAAAATATTTTGAAAATAAAGGTTACACTATTGACAGAGTTAAACAAGCTCACCGGGAATTGTTTGAAAGTAAAACCGTAATTGACTATTAAATACTAATATACATGTCAATCAACAGCACCAGATACTATTCGAGTGATGATACAACACTATCTGCTACAACCACTAAACCACTAACATATGTTGAATGGTTACAGTATGAAACATCATTTGATAGGGCATCCGCATTTGAGCAGTACACAAGGTATCTATCTGAATGGTACAATAAGAGAGATGTAAACAACCAAGTCACAGATGTACAGTATATAAGAAATATATACACTGAGTTATTGAAACAAATTTCCATAGAGTTTACCACACCTGATGAAAAGCGTTTTTTATCTAATATAGATTTTGAAAATAAAAACGACTTGGATGTTGCTTTACCTTTTTTCGCTAGAAAGTTAAAGCAAATCGCGATATATTATTCAAATCAAAGAGAAGAAATTAAATTTTCCGGTGTCAAAGCCAATTTGAAAGGTAGTGATTATGGAATCAATCAAGTTGTTTATAAACAAGTGGCCGAGATCATAAAATATGACCCTGACATTCAATCTCAATTGGCTGATATGGGACTA